GAATGTGAGCCAGGACATTTTACTCAAGGGTATGGATCATATACCGGTATTCCGGCACCTGTATATCTTGAAGATGATGAATGGTTTGGACCTGCTCCTGTGAGAACGGAAAAGCAACTTGATTATATGGAACAAGAGATGGAAATGAAACGTCAGGAACGAGAAGAAAATTTTTTTGTTGAACCTGATGATATTCATCAAAAAATGTATGAAATCGTGACACAAAATCAAAACACTACTCTACATTTAAATCCTCCTGGAGGATCTGAAAACTTTCATGAAGGTCCTGGTGGTTGGAGTTCTGGTAATGGACGGGAGCAATTCTTATGAATGAAGATTGGCGATATAGTGAAGAAAAACTTTCTCTTCGTGAACAAGCATTTAAAGTTCTTGTTGCTAAATATGGTGGACAAATGGAAGGAACTATTCCAAAATATACAACTCAATCAATGTATGAATGTGCTCATGATTGGGTTTCACAAGGAAATATTAACACATCTGGAATTATTAATTATTATAAGGCATATTATTCATGAAAAAAATTATTGCATCCCTGGTTGCTGCGGCAGCGGTTGCCCTACCTGTCCATTCAGACCCTCTCCAAGAAAATGAATATAATACTCATCATTCTATGGGGTGTATGTTACTAGGGGAATGTACAGATGGAGTCAAACAAGTCACTAATCTTTTGGATATTTCTAGTGAGTATTCCAATACTGACGATTTTTATCCTGTTGCTAATGAATTCAACAATATGCTTGTCTCTCTTAGGCAAGTCGGAGTTGGGGTGTTTTTAGCAGACTCCAAGTATTTCCCCATTGGTCATCGTGGTGTTTATCATACGGTGGGAAATAATTTCTTTTTGAATAGAGAATACATGAGTCGTCCTAATATTCTTATGCAAGTGATGCGACATGAAGGATGGCACGCCGCACAGGATTGTATGGCAGGAACTATTGATAACAGTCTGATTGCTATTATTAAACCTGAAGAAGATGTACCTATGATTTGGCGTGTTATGGCAGAGAGAACTTATCCTGAACATGCAGTTCCTTGGGAAGCAGAAGCAGGTTGGGCAGGTAGAACTGAAGGTATGACTAAAGATGCACTTTCTGCCTGTGCAAAGGGAAAGATGTGGGAAGTTTATGAACCCACTCCACTGACTAGAAAATATCTTGTTGATATGGGATACATCGCTAAATAAAAGAGCCTAGTGCCTCTTTAAATGACAGATTCAAACCTGACTACAAAAAAAGAGGAAACCAAAAAGGATAAATTTGAGTGGGCTGATGAGGGTGTTTCTACCTTAGTGAGAGTTGTCATATTGAGTTGGTCAGCAGCAATTCTGACACTTAACTATGTAACTGTTCCTGGTATTCCTCAAAAAAACATAGATCCGACTTTCATAGCCAGCGTATTTACAGGAACGCTAGCTACTTTCGGGGTTGTTCCGACTAAAAAGAAAGATGATGAAACAAAAAAATCTGAAAGTAAAAAAGAAAAAGTAGAATGAGGATAATAAACCATGACTTGGAATCCACATCACATGCAAGATAATCAACAGCAACAACCACCAACATCTTCCAGAAGTCCATTTAAGTGGGTTCTTCTTGGTGTTGGTGGTTTAGTTGCAGTTGCACATATAGGTGCTTTAGGTCATCTAATAAAGATGAATGAAAAATATGCCGATCGTCCTCAATATCCTGCAATTAATCTTCCTACAGGAGAATATTCATCTTATGATGTGAAAGTTGGAAAAGAAGGATATGAGATTAGATATAATGCTAATGATCCAAAAGTATTGGTTACGGAAAAAGATTTGGATCTTGAAACTTATAAAAAAGGATTTTTTGGTGGGACACAGAGTGTAGATAAAACTGAGTCTATCCGGAAAGAATATACAATGAATGGTTTATCAAACGGAGGAACTGTAGACGAGGGAAAGTTAAGTGCCGAAAAGTTAGCATGTATCAAGTCGGAAGGTTCTGGCGAGTCAACCGGTGCGATCGTGGGAGCTAGTATGACAAGTGGACTTGCTCCTGTGTTGACTGGTATACCTTATATCGGATGGTTAGCTGCCGGATGGGCAACTATGTTAGGACAAAATGTTGGTAAAAGTGTTGGTGGAGAAATAGCAAAAGAAGTTAGTGGATGCTAACATTTTGTATTAAGACACTAGTAAAAAATAACTAGATAATGTAGTCGAATTAACAAATATGAAGTTCTTTCTTGCACTTCTTACTACATTATTTTTAGTTTCACCAGCATGGGCAGTGGATGTAACCATGGGATCTGGTGGTAATCTTGTATTTGATCCGGATGAAGTAACCATTAGTGTTGGTGAAT